AGGGTGATAATGGCCGAAGCACCGCTTGTATCACCCGTTATTTGGTCACCTACGTTCCAAGATCCAGATCCCGCAGTAAACGTGATCGACTGATATCCAGTGGTTTGATTCGAGTCAGCGGCAGCAGAAAGAGGAACAGGGTTACGGCCCCCAGCCACAGAAGACGCAAGAACTTCAAACGAGTCATAAAGCGTGTTGCCTTTGCGGGCAAATACCGTGATGTAAGCCGAGTCGATCAAAGCGAGAGTTGCAGACGTAATATCATGCAAAGGGATACATCTGTCAAAAGCCCCTTCCGGCCACCAATCCTGAGAATTTGCATTGTTCCCATCGTTGATTTCTGTGATCCGCGCTCGAGCCCCCGTAGAAACTAGGCCCTGGTACATATATACGTGAGTGTCTGCATCGATAGGCGTTACGTTGTAAAGATTAGCCCAAACTTGCTCTCCAGTTCCTGCCGCTGCATTTTGAACCGCTACATGCGCGTTACAGGTAAGGTTTCCTGAAGTAGAATCAAAAGAGTCTCCAGCAGCACTTGTGGCTGGCCGAATAACCAAGTATTCAGTCCCTCCACTTGTTGGGACGAGTACTTCCAGGAGCGTTCCGGAATCTCCGGCCGCGTGGGTAATAGTAAGCCCGGCATCTGCGGGAACAATTGCCCCGCCAGTATTCACTGGAGTAACAACAATACCTACTGCCGTGCCGACAACCCGTGTCCATCCCGCCGTTCGTAAAGCGCCTCCCGTCAGATGCTGAACTGCCTCATAGTTGATATACCAAGGATCAGCGTCATTGGCGTCAATAATACCAATTGTGTACTCTACTGGCGTTTCGGCCGTCATACAGGTCGCGTCATCACCCGTGGCAGCCTCATCTAAAAGACTGGCCATACCAGAGTAAACTTCGTTCATTGTCTGGGTGCCTGTGGCCGCTCCTATCCACGACAATTGTTTTCTTCGGTTATCGTCCAGGTAATTTACTTGTATCGTTCCGCTAAGAATAGTGTCAGCCATTTTTCAAATCTCCAGTATTAAATTGCCGGGTCAGCCGTCGTATCTACCCTCATAGATCGTTTAACCGAAGCTCCGGTTGTATTTTCTATTGTTGCAAATCCCGAAAGATTTACATATTTTGTTGCACCTGATGATGATTTTCGATACCGATAGTATATATCAGCCGGAGTTGATCCTGTAAAGCTTCCGGAAGCAATTCCCGACCCATTTGACAGGGTGTTTATAACTTCTGCGTCGTTTGAAACTAAGTAGGCAGTTATCCTAACAGAAGATATTGCTACATCAGCAGTGTCTACAGACTCAAAAGATACGGATACAGCCACATTAACCGTGGTAGAAGAGCCCGCCCCAACATCTCTAGTCGTAGGTGAGCCGCCGCCAGTGACGTTGATTGTCACCAAGCCTCCTGAAGAGTTAATAACGTCGAAACTATTCCCGGAAAACGTCAGGCTATTGAAATCATAGGTTCCTACTGCCGTAATCTCTATCGCGCCAGAGTTAGCGTTAGCAGCGTTATCCCCAAAAAAACAACCGCTAACGACAGGGGTTCCCCCTCCCTGCCATTCTGTGACATTATCTACCAATAAAGCGCCCGTATCCGCGCCGACCGTCGATGACAAGATGTCACAGTTAGTCAGCGTTGCCCCGTTTAGCGTTACCTGCCCTCCAGAACTGAAAGTAGAGTCCTGCATAGTCGTGCTCGGATTAAGTGACGCCACCCTAAAAGAACCAAAGGTCGTTGCGTAGGCATTTAGTATCGCCTCTACAGCCCCTCCCTCAGTAACGGTAAGAGCGTATAGCGATGCTCCGGCAGAGGTAAAGGTACAACCGCCAGAAGTTACCCCTCCGGAGATAGCGCCCAGAGTGCAGGTGGCATCTGTGTCTACTAAAAATTCGTAGAAATTGGCGCTTACAGGCTGATCTTTATAAGTTATGGCGGTGCTAGTGTCGGTAAACACTGTGGTTGTCGATCCATCACCTATCTCTATCTTGCCTTGCGGGAAAATACCTCCCTCAAATTCTTGAACCCACCCCCAAACATTAGTAGCCTCGGCAGTGACGATATCCGCAAAGCTCTGAGATACCCCCGTCACTTCGACGCCAAACCCTATCGTCATCTGATCATTGCCGGTATTAACGAAATTACCCATAATCCCGGCAGCACAGTTGTAAGTCACTCCAAACGCATCGGCGGCCGAATCGTCATAAGTGCCTCCCGAAAAATCTCCACCCCCGGCATTAATTTGAGGGTTGAATGCTGCAGCAGTCCAGCCTCCAGAGTACCCGACCGTGGATATAGTTAACTCCTCGTAATTGGTTCCGGCGTCATTTCCAACATAAGCCCTGATACCCCCGTTAATATCAGTATCCAAGTTGGACACAGTTAATACGTTGTACCACACAACAACATGCTCCCCCTCTTGGGCCCCTGTCCCCGGAGTAAAGTCTAGCGTCGGTGCCCCTAAATGATTACGGCGAGTTATACCAGAGCCTGTTTTTACACCTATGTATCCATTCCCCTGAACCTGTCCTTCGGTTTGAAGCGACCCGTTAGACCACCCTGTAGCCGAATCCGCATCGTTACGAACTCCTACACCTGTTGCTGCAACCGCCATCAGATAGTATTCATATAAATATAAGAGGCTAAAATGCTACCGATAAATGGCCCGTGTTGAGCATCAAGACCCTTTTGAGGTATCCCAAGAGTTTTAGATCCCTCCGGGTAAGATCCTAACCACCCTTGCGCTGGGCCGATTAGATACCAAGCGAGAGGGTCATGAGTATGATCTGGAAGCAACTCGGCTACACCATTTTTCGGGAGATCGAGATAAATAAAAGTCTCTTTTTCGTGAGCCGCTAAGAAGCTTTCAATGCTGGTGTGTATTTCAATCTCTCGGCCGGTGCGAGATAGGTCTATCCTGGCGTTATTAACAATAGCATACCGATCTATACCCCAGTTTTGCTTAGAGATGAACCAGCTATCTAGATCAACTTCCCGACCAGACCACACATCCTTTGACCAGTCATCAAAATGAAATAAAATATTCAAGACAATTCCTCGTAATAAAAATCGATGTCTTCAATTAAAGGTATCCCAGTTTGCTTATGCTCTTTTCGATTGATCTTCATGCTGGTTATTCGGCTGCCAGGCTCCTTTAGAACCTTGGCAATATTTTTAACCATCTCCTGAGTCTGCGCCTGGGCCAGCAGGGCGTTTTGTGCCACGACTCCTAACGCTTCAGCGACAACTCCGACTACTGGGTCATCCTTGGGCTTCTCGGGGGCAATTATTTCAGGGGAGGATTTTTTCTTCGAAGTTATCTTCATACCACTCCGCGTCATTTCCCCAAGCTGATCTCTGCTTACCGTTCTCTTTTTCATGTCAACAAACACTCCGACAAGACCCTAGCAATTCTCTCTCGCTGTTTTATTTCCGTAACCAAGATTATTGCTCGGTTTTCTTTGTACTGAATCTCTCTTCCCCCGTCTTCCAGCAAAGCATCCCGAGTCTCTTCAAGAAATTCCGAACGTGCTATGAAGGCATCGGAGACTACTGCTTGGGAGATATCGACGCCTTCGAGGCCCGGATGAAGTGCCGCTTGGCTTTCTCCTTCCGGCCCGCTTTGATTCTCTGTCTCAACTGTTCCTCTTTCATCTTGCTCAATCCACTGCTCGACTTCTTCAAGGGTATCTGCGCTCTCTAATATGGATTCAAACTCATTATCGACCATTGCGGCATCAAATGTCGCCTGATCTTCTGCTTCCAAGGTATCTCTGAAATCGTTGTACTCATTGGGGTCGTAAGGATACCGGTCAACTTCCTCCTGAAGAGCATTCCTATCAAAATCACTAAACTCTTTCAGATGCTCAATAATTTCTTTCTGCTTTCTACCTGAAATCGACTTACCTTCAGCCCATTCTTTAGCTAAAACATTCCAAGCCGATTTCTTTGATATCCTTTCTTTGCCGCGAGTAATGGTGATATTTCGAAGTTCGCTTGCCGCCGAGTCATACGATGAAGCTACATCATTAGGAATGATTTCGGAAGATGAGGGGTATGTGGGGACTCCTGCAATTTCCTTTTCTATAATCTCAAGGATTTCGGGCCCTATCATCCCGTCCATGCCCAAAGCATCTTCAGGGATGTACCCTGCTTCTACCCCGCGCTCAACTGCCTCCTCCATCGAGATCCCGTCATCACGCATGAGCTTCATGCCCGAGAACAAAGTTTCCCCATTATCGTTTGTCTGCACCAAGTCGAGATCCCTGCTTTTCATCTCGCCGTTGTCGTCCCGGACACCGCCTTGGGCAATCAAAAAATCTCCAAATGAGACTTTATCTGGCGACTGCTCCAGCTCTTCGCCCAGTTTAGCTACCCGAACTTTAAATTCTTCTTCGGTAAGTTTTGACTCGATCTTGGGCTCGGCTGGCACTCCATCAGCCTCGTCAGCAGGATACCCCGCCTCTTGGGCCTGTTTTGATTCATTTAAGCTGCCAGCTATACGCTCCTTTTCTCCGGCCGCCATCGCTTCCGCGTCATCAGCATACTCATCACTCTCAGCAAGAGCCTCAGAGTCGCTGGTTAGATCCCCAGGCGGCTTGCTGTACTCGGCCAGGCCTGCATCAAGCCTGGCTTTATTTATCTTTGCAAATTCAAACTCTTGGGCCTCACGAAGCGCAATACCCATAGCTGTTTCTGGCGCAGCAGTCGCCCCAAAGGAGCCAGCAGGCTTGGTTACCGAGGTGTCGTTGGCCTCATCCTGCGCGGCCGCTTCTGACAGAGCGACTTTCTCTTTGGAAATATCATATATTTCCTGCATCTCCGCTTCTTTTTGAATCTCCTGCCGGGACAGCTCTTCAGTCAGAGTGGTGTCAATGACGTCTGCTTTCTGTTTCGCTAGAATTTGTTGACCAACATCGATCGCTGCATCAACACTACCCGTTTGCCCCATAACGGAATCAACTACGTCCATGAGGTTTATTGTCGTCTTGTTTGCTTCGTACTCCGCAGTGACCTCTTCGACAAGCTGATCGCCAAGAGGGGGAAGCCCCATAGCCTCACGAATAGAGCCACCGCTGGTGCTAGGAGGACTGCCACCGGGAGGAGGACTGCCATTCCCGTCAACGACAAACCCGGTAATCCTTCCCTGCCCAGGGATATTTCCTTCAGACCCTGCCAACTTCTTGGCGACCCACAGCTCCGTGGCGCTCATGGGGGCCGCTAGGAAAGATTCCAATATCATGTCGGTGTAACTGACATCTAACCCCGCCGCAAGGCTACCAAGCCCCTCTCCCGCGCCCTCAGACAAAGTTTCCAGGGTGAAGGCCGTTCCGCCTCTCAGCCCCCTATTCCCAAGAGACAAGGATTTTTCGGCGGCCTTGACTCCCACATCCACTACATCCTTCAAAATCATCTTGTTGGAAAAGGCGGCAGTCAAGGCCGCCTTATCCGCAATATCTACACCTTGAGCCACAAGAGATTTTGATATAGCCTTTTCGACAGCTCTTCCAGGCGCTCCCATCAACCATTTATTGATCCCGAGTGTCAGAGTGTCTACCGCAGCAATGACGCCGCCCTTGATCGCGCCCTGCGTTCTGGCCTCTGCCATCGCCTCTTTCGTGATCTCGCCTATGGCGCCCGCTTTTTCTTGCGCGATGAATCCTGTCTCGATCGAAGCATTGCCCATCGCCATGCCCAAGAAGAACCCGGTCGTGCCAAGAATCATCCCTGCCGCACCGCCCAGCGCAGATCCTGCTGGCCCCGCAGCAGCACCAAGCACCATCCCGGCCTTACCCAGTGTCAAACCACCGGCCAGCGCAGCCGCCATATTAGGCGTCTGGGCAATCATTTCGTGGAGTGCGCCCTCCTTGTTATCAACCGCCGCAACAGAAACATTAGAGAGAGAATCAAAGAACCCCTCGCTCTCGGAGCTGGCGATCTGGGCCATGAAGGCTTCTTGTTGTCGGGTTTTGGCAATGTCGCCAGCTTCCCCGGCAAGTCTTTCGACCTCACCGGCATCCTCGTCGTAGGTGGCAACAGTTGTGGATAGAGCATTCCAAGTTCGCTCAAGACCGAACGAAAAGGCTTCAAACATTGAATCGGGCTGATCTTCGGGGCGCTCGAATAGGGCGTCAAGATCTTTGTCGCTCATTCTCCCTTGGAACGGCGTAGATAGTGCGGCAGGCGAAAGGCTCTCTTCGACAGGAAAGGAGAACAAGCCGTCTAGCTCTTCTTCAGATAGTGCGGCAGGCGGAAGGCTCTCCTCGACAGGAGAGGAGAACAAGGAGTCTAGCTCTTCTTCAGATAAGGCCACAATACCCTCTTTAAAAGAGGCCGAACGTGTTGGCGCTGTTATCCATCTGAGCGATCAACCCGACGCTAGATCCTGCCCCGGCCTGTAATTGGGCCAGCTCTCTATCGAGATCTTCCGTGGGCATTCCTAGAGACTTTCGCTTCGCCAAAGCAGCCTCTAGCTGGATTATGCGCTCTCTATCAGCCGGAGAGGCAGTGCTATTCTGACCAGGAGTGTCTTGCTCAGTCTCTGGAGGGGGCTCAGTATCTTGAGCGGGCTCAGGAATTTCGTCCGGAGCGGCACTCTCTTGAAAAGTCTCCATCTCACGGACAGTTCGTTTCGCCCAGGCGATGGCTTCGTCAGTTCCAGGCTTGCCGAAAGTTCCTTGATTGTACGCGATCACAATAGCGTCAGCGTTCACAAAGTTCTTCCCGTGAATCTCTCCCAGCTTCTTGACAGGGGTTGTCACGGGGACGCCTTCATCATTGGTCACTGTGTAAGCAACCACGCGGCCATTCAAAATGTGGGAAATAGTTTCCTTGCCGGTGTCCTCGTCCTTCGTCTTTATTGTTGACCGCTTCGTTTTCCCAGCGGCTTCGAAGAATTCATCCATCATCTTATTTTTACGAACAGGATCAGGCTCCGCTCTAGCCGCTGCCAGCAGCTCCCTGGCAATCTTCTTATCAGCGATATCTCCCTCGATTTCCTGGTTCTTCAGCCTGGACGTTTCTTGGTTCAGCTTCTGAATATTAGCTTGGAATTTCTGGGTTCTCTCTCTGGCAGCCGCGCTTGCCGCCTTTTCGGCCGTTTCGGCCGCTAACCGATCAGCCCTAAACTTTGCCTGGGCTACGCGTTCGTTCTCCTGATATTCACTTTGCTGGGTTCTCCACTCAGCGTCAGATTCCATCTTCTTTTTGGCCATCCACATATCTTCTTGACGGCTCTTGTTCTTGAACGCCTGAAGTCGATTGTCACGCTGCTTTTGAAGTTCAGCCATTCGAGATGTCTTGTAAGCATCTAGGCCTGCCGACGCAGCGCCTCCCATGAATTTTGCTAACCCGCTTGCCATAAATTACCCCATTGCTCCGCTAATCAATCCGCCTTGACCTTCAGGCATCGGTGCTTGTGCTTGTGCTTGTGGTTGTCCTTGTGGTTGTGCAGGGTCTTCTTCCCCCTGCTGCGTACCAACTACAGACATGCACTGTTGTAGCGCCCGCATCATCACATCTTGGTTTACCTCAAACGCTCCCGACTCGGTTGCCAATTCCCCCAGCAACATCATTAGCTCTTTAAGAACTCCTTGGAGTATCTCGGGAGTTAGCTGGCCCTTAGATCGCTCCTTTAGCTGAAGAAGAATTATCGAGGCGGCCGACGCCAAAGCTTTCGAAGGATCTTGAGCCCCGCTCTGAAGGATCGTCATTACTTTGCTGTGAGTTTCATCCGAATATAGGATTTGTGCAACAGCCTCCATAGACTGCTCGTAAATCCCAGACTCTTCTGGCGTAGGCTCTCTAGACATTTTATGTTCCTGCTGAGTTATTCTGAGGGGTCAAGATTTTAGGGGTCTGATACGATACTCCAGAAATAAGGCCTGCAGTTTTTCTTCGAGCTTTTATGTTTGCCATATGATCTACAGGCTCACGATCTGGGGCAAAGCTCTTAGGCCCATCTGGAATCCCCAGCCTAGATCCAGCGACTTGCCCAGTCTTAGGGTCATGAACCAAATTACCAAAGTTGTCTCTTAAAGGGCCGCGAACGCCTGATATGAGTCCACTACCGCGATCAGGATTGCCACCACCGATCCCTGTGTAAATCCCGCCACTATCTTCTATGCGCTGATTACCGCGTTGTAGAGCCCTTTCCTCTTCTTTGGCGGTTGCTTTAATTATATCCTCTTGATCTGGAGTGAACAGCCCCACAAGCCCTCCGAGGCCTGCCGAAAGAAGGATGGGAGCAAGATTAGAGCCACTACCAAACCAACCTACAATTTTCTCGAAGAATGTAGTGTCTTCAGGATCTCCTATCTCGGCTGTAACGTAATTCGGCGGCACTTTATCCCAGTCTTCAGGATTTCTAACGGTATTAATTTCCCGCACACCATCTTCGTTCTCGACCACAACGGCAATAACTTCGCCTGTCTCCCTCATCCGGTTGTTCAGAATATCCTGAATGCTCTCTTTCATCAGGCCCGCAGCAGGATTACCCAACTGGTTTGCAAGAATTTTCCAGATTTGCAGCATTGTGCTACTGGGAAGATCTCTAAGATCTTCTGCCGTAACACCTTCGCCTAGAACGTCAAGAATCTCTTGAGCATTACCATCCCCTTCCAATATCTCGTTTATTGTATCTTCAAGAGTTTTATTCCCCTCCGGAGGAAGCTCAGTTCCACTCGCAGCGTTTTCAGCGTCAAGTACGGCTTGCTCTTCAGGCGTAAGAGTCGTACCCGTAGCGGTTTCAGCGTCGAGTATGGCTTGCTCTTCAGGCGTAAGAGTCGTACCCGTAGCGGTTTCAGCGTCGAGTACGGCTTGTGCTTCAGCTTCAGCTTGTGCTTGAGCCTGTGCTTGGGCTTCGGCAGCGGCTTGTGCTTGTGCTTGGGCTTGTGCTTGGGCTTCGGCAGCGGCTTGTGCTTGGGCTTGAGCCTGTGCTTGGGCTTCGGCAGCGGCAGCTTCAGCGGCAGCAGTACCTTCAGCATCAGCAGTAGCTTGAGCTTCAGCGGCAGCTTCGGCAGCAGCAGCGGCGGCTTGTGCTTGTGCTTGAGCCTGTGCTTCAGCTTGGGCAGCGGCTTGGGCTTGTGCTTGGGCTTGTGCTTGGGCTTCAGCTTGGGCAGCGGTTTCAGCGTCGAGTATGGCTTGCTGCTCAGGCGTAAGAGTCGTACCCGTACCCACAACCCCACCAACCAACCCACCGCTTGTATTGCTGAGAGGATTGTTTCCAGTGTTTTCTTCGCTTAGAGGGCCTACGTCAGACCGATTGATGTCCTGACTGTTTTCGGCGGTAGTCGTATTCGCACCTGCCGCCGCGATCTGATCTTCTGTTGCCCCGATACTCTTTAGCACTTCCAGGTTAACGTCTGCAACATCAATTGTCCCATCAGAAATCTGGTCGAGAATAGCATCCACGTAAAGCTTCTGAAGCTCCTCTACCCCGTAACCTGCTGGCGGAGGGCTGCCAAAGATACTAAATCCTCCTTGCGCGGCCCCTGTGCCGAATAGATCTTCCAATAGCCCTAAAGGATCATAAAGACTGCTGTCCCAGTTTTCTGTGGTCGTAGTCTCTGCGTCCTGCGTTACTGCATCCACCCCGATAGTGGCTGTATCGACAGTATTGGGATTATCTCCCAGTGGGCTATCTATAAGCCCTGCCCTCGTGTTATCTCTCCAGCCGTTTACTATTTCTCCGGAATTAGTTTCGGTTGTAGACGTATTGTCCATCGAGGGTGAGCCATTTGACGGAAAGGAAGAAGCCACCTCTTGCCCATCCTGAGCGCCACCGTAAAAACTTACCATCCAATCCTCTAGGTCGCCATCCACCAAGACGGGCTGGAAATTTATCTCATTATCACCAATCCCATATTCGTTAGTTGTTTCACGTGAAACACCCAGCGCCGCCAATTCAGCTTGTATTGCAGCCTCAATCTGGCCTTCTTTTATGCCCTCTTCTACTCTGGCTTCGTTGCCCTGAGATTCGCTTTCAGGCTCGTACCCGGTCTGAGGCGCAGTGTTTGTCCCCGGATTCAAGTCAGACAGGTTTGGTAGATAATCTGCTATTAATACGGGCATTAGCCAGCTCCGCCATAGTTGTTAAAAATGAACTTATCTCTATACATTGTAAACTCCGCCGCTATCCCTATAGTATCCGGCTGCTCGAGCTTCTTCCTCTGATTGCGTAGGCGTCCCGATCCTTGCGTGGTAGTCGAACCAACTTTCTCCGGCGCGTCGTTGAGGTCGCGATTTATTATGCGCAACAACACCATCGACCAAATAAGTGTGTGTTCTGTCAGTCGTAAAGTTATAAACCTTCGCAAGCTCTTCTCTGCTGATTAGCTCAGTAACTTCCTCTAGACCGTTAACGGTAACGAGATTATCACCAACTTCTAGTTGGCCAATTTCAATACCATACTCTTCGTAAGTTGGCTTTGATGCCTCTGGATTAAAAGATTTCCAACCTTCTTCTGTCAGGAAGGGATGAGAATCGGTACAGGTAATCCTGTCATTAATCGTAACAAGCGTTTTTAGTCCTTCAGGAATATCGTGAACATGAATAACTGTATCGAGTGAACCATCCTGAGTATTAACTTCATCGTCAACGATAATGTCTTCAATGTTTTTAGAACTACCATCCGCCATATCAATAGGTGTCCCGGCGACAAAACAATTTATCTCTGTTTCTCGTTCTGCCACCGCATAATCCTCCTCCCTTGGAGCAGCCTGGATCATGCTGGAGCCGTCCCTATTACCAGTCGCATAACTTTTATTATGCGCAACAACGCCATCGACCAAATAAGTGTGTGTTCTATCAGTCGTAAAGTTATAAACCTTCGCAAGTTCCTCTCTGCTGATTAGCTCAGTAACTTCCTCTAGACCGTTAACGGTAACGAGATTATCACCAACTCTTAGTTGACCGATCTCAATATCGTATTCTTCGTAAGTCGGTTTAGAAGCTTCTGGGTTACAAGACTTCCAACCATCTTCTGTTAAGAAAGGATGAGAATCGGTACAGGTAATCCTGTCATTAATCGTAACAAGCGTTCTTAAAGCTTCAGGAATATCATGAACAAAAGTAACTGTATCTAGCGAACCGTTCTGAGTATTAACCTCATCGCCAACGGCAATGTGTTCAATGTTTTTAAAGCCACCGCCCGCCATATCAATAGGTGTTCCAGCGACAAAACAACTTGTCTCTGTTTCTCGTTCTGCCACCGCATAATCACCCCGCCCTGGAGCAGGGCCGGTATTAGCGTCGGGCATCTGCTCCCCATATGTTTCCGCTTCTATTTGATCATAACCAGCCCGCGTAAGACCCGTTATGGGGCCGTAGGTTGGGTGGTTAAAGGTATATCTACCGTCTGCATCCGGTGTTGGCTCTCCTGAAGGAGGTACATCATCCGCAGGAGGAGTCCCGGACCCCCCCTGATCGTCAGGGTAGCCAGAATAAAGGCCGTTAAGATCCATGTTCAGTATGCCGCCAACTAACGTAAGGCCATCCTCTATGCCCCGTAGAGCGGCATCAACCAGCACCTGTTTAGCCTCGGGGGTAAGATCCGGATCCGCTAAAATTTCACCTATCGCTGCCTGGCCTGTCGTGTAGACGAGCATTGCGTCACGGCTTCCCTGCAAGATCCCAGCATACTCATTCGCTATAGTCTGTAATAATTGAGCGTTCTGGTCGCTCATGCTTTGAGTATCTATTCTGTTCTGGTTAGCCATGATCTGAAGTTCTACATCGACCGCTGCTCTTTCTTGAACAGCCCTTACTCTCTGGTCGCCCTCCGCTGTAATAAGAATTTGATCTAGTTCATTTTTTCTATTCATCAGTCCAAGGTCGACTTCCCCTTGGGCGGCAATGTTTAGCCGAGACTGCCTGCCTTGAGCGCCGATATTTAGCCTGGACTCCCTGCCTTGAGCGCCGATATTTAGCCTGGACTCATTGCCTTGAGCTGCAGTCTGTTCAAGCTGCTGCCTTCCTTGGACGTCAAGCAAGCCAAATTTGTTTGATTCCCCCGCATTAAAACGTCCAGCCTCATTCATTTGACCGACATTAAATTGCTTGTTTTGGATTGATGCGTTTGCGTCTTGAGAGGCCATAGGGAGCGAATAGTCGTACAATGCCGATTCCCCTGCGCCGACGGCAAGTGAGGAGTTTAAGAGCCCTCTTCCTTCCATCGCTTGCTGTGATCGGGATCTGGCTTGCCGCATCGGAGCGGAATTCTTGGCAATGATCCCCTGAACTCGGCCCTCTACCGTGTCAGTGTCATAGTCCATGCTTGTCGTCGACGGGGAGTAGTCTGACACAGCAACATCATCGGACGCCGTGGATTCGTAAGTATTAATTATCCCCTGATTGTATGTCTCTGGCATTCAGTTTTGCTTCCAATTTTTTATTCGTCCGATTCGCAACAGCAAAACGAACATTCAGTTCAACAATTTCCGCTAAAGCCGCGTCTCTCTGCGCGGCAAGCGCCTGGCATCGAATCCTAAACTCAAATACATCCTGCCCCTCTTCTTCCATCAGCGATCCCTGCTACCCCAGAAGTGGGCCGGGAGCTTCAGGTCTAGTATCCGGAAACCCAGTAGTCTCAGGATCGTCCGGCCATACCCTCAGTTCTTCTCTGTAGGTTATCCATGCCGCGTGATCGGGAAAATCAGTAGTAGGCACTATAAAATCAGTAGCTTGTAGCTGACCATTCCTCCATTGAATTGCGGGAGCATTTATTTGCTCTTCCGTTAGCGGCACAAGTTCATATTCGGAGTAATTGGCCTCCATAAACGCTTCGTCGGCAATAACCGACGTAATCACCACACCGTTTTCTAAAACATTAAATGTAGCCATTTAAAAACCCC